CGGCGCCCCCGGGCTGCAGGCCGCCGGAGCCGCCCGCCCAGTCATTTAGCGGGTCCTGCGCCGCCGTCGCGCGCGCGCCCGTTCCCGTGGGGATCGGCGCGTAGCCGCCCGCGGGTGGGCCGCTGCCGGGGATGAGGCTGCTGGAGGAACCTGTGCCCGAGGAGCCGGTGCCCGGCACGTGGCTCCCGCCGCCGGTGCCGCCGGGCTGCAGGCCGCCGCTGGCGCCCTGCCAATCATTCAGCGGATCGCCAATCGCGCGGTTGCCGCCCGTCGTGCCCGAGGAGCCGGTGCCGAGCGCGGGGCCACCGACGCCGCCGGCGCCCCCGGGCTGCAGGCCGCCGGAGCCGCCCGCCCAGTCATTTAGCGGGTCGCCAATCGCGCGGTTGCTGCCGAGGCCGCCCCCAAACGGGAGATCGTTCACGGGGTCGCGGGCCGCGGGGGCGCGGTTGGTCGGGATGGGCGGCAGCGGGGTGGATTGGCTGACCAAGCTCTGCAGGCCCCCGGCCATCCGCGGCGGTGGCTTGAACCGCTGCTTCACCTTGTTGCCGCTCTGGAAGCCAGCCATGGGGCTAGTTGTTGCGCGCGGGGGCGGGGGGAGTCAAGATGGGCACTTTTGCGCCCGCCTCGCGGAGTCGGCGCACCGTGGCGCGGTCGAGGTCGCCGAGCTTCGCCGCGGCGCGCACCGAGCCAGCGCGCGCGATCAGCTGCGCCACGTAAGCCACGCGCTCGGCCCGCTGCTGGTCGCGGAGCGTTTTCATGGTCATGGCGCGGCCTCCTTCTTCGCGGCGAGGTTGCGCGATCGGATGGACCTCGCCCTATCGAACACACGGCGTTGCGCGGCCGAGCGCAGGACGCCCGCCCGGCGTATCTCCCTTCGGCTATGCTTGCTTCCGGGCGGCTTGTTGCCGTTGAAGAGATTAGCCTCCGAGCGCGCAAGCTGGTCGGCGGCTGAGGCCAAGCGATCGCCAAACTTGAGTCCATACAGGAGCAGGCGCTCCGTGATGTTCCGTGTTTTTGGGACCTGATGAATGGTGCGGAAATGCGATCCGGCCTGCTGAAACGTCCGCTGGCAGTCCTCGCACGTCACGCCATGCTTGCTCACCGTCACCTTCGGGACTGCAGGCCAGATTTTCATCCCCGCGCGCCGAGGCGCCGCTTCGTGCCTCATGCGGCGTTCTGCTCTTGCTCTCTCATCTCACCCCCCATGCGCGACGGCGGCGGCTCCTGCCCGCCGCCCGTCGGGCCCTGCTGGCCGCCGGGATTGCTCAGAAAGCCGCTCGTGGGGAAGGTGCCGCTCCGGAGCTGCATCTGTTCGAGGGCGCGCTGCTGCGCGATCATCGCGTGCGCGTTGAACTTCAGCTCGGCCACCTTCTGGATCGGCTTCGGGAGCTGCTGGCTCGCGTCGCCCTTGAGCCAGTTGCCGAGCTCGCGCGCGAGGATCGAATGCCCGTCGAGCAGCGGGCGCACCTCGGGCAATTCGAGCCCCTGCAGGGCTGCCGCCTGCACGATCTGGTCGTACGTGACGGGCGGCAACGGGGGCGGGAGGGCCTGCGGCGCGGCGCCGGCCGTCTGCGCGTCCGCGACGGCCTGATTCTGCGTCGCCTGCAGCTGCGCGGCCTGCTGCAGCAGCGCCCCGAGGAACTGGACGACCTGCGGGTCCTGCGCGAGCTGTTCAAAGATCTCGATCTGCTTGGCGGCGTTCTCGGCGTCGGCCTTCATGGACGGCAGCCAGCTCGAGCGGCCATAATCCTCGAGCGCCTTCATCTGCACCTCGGGATCGGCCGGATTCAGCAGGCCCGTGGCGAAGAGCTGCTCCGTCTCCGCGCGCTGCACCAGCGTGGTGCGCGGCGCGCCGCTGCCGGCCTCGGCGATCACGTCGATCTTGCCCGACAGATCGCTGCCCATGAACTTCTGCACGCGCCACTGGGAGCCGCGGCCCTGAATCCGCAGGAGGCGCGGCTCCGTGGCAAATTGCTTGAAGATGGCGAGCTGCTGGCGCGCCCACTCGGCCCAGGCCGCTTCCCACAGGATGTACAGCGGGCCGAAGCGGTTGTTCTTCCGGTCCTCGATCATCTGCAGCGAGATGCCCGCGCTCACGCCGCTCGGATGGTCGCCCTTCGTGCCCGCGTAGGTCGCGGTGATCTCCTCCATCTCGTGGTCGATCACCTGCAGGCGCGTGATGGCCCCGTTGGGCAGGCCCGCGCCCTGCACGCGCTCGGGCTTGGCCGCGTTCGGCCCGAGTGCGTTGTACTTGATGACCTGGCCGGGCTCGCCCGTGAACGTGGCGACGTTGGCGCCCTCGGGCACGAGCCAGATGGGCCACGCCATGCGGTTCATCGTCATTTCCATGTGCGCCTCGTGCTTGTTGCGCTGCCACTGCTTGAGCGCGAGGTCATCCGCGGGCGTCTTGGAATAGAGGCTGCCGGGCACGGGGTCGATCGGGAAATGCACGGTGGGCAGAAACGGCTGCGCGGTGTCGTCGTGATACGGCAGCGGGCCGAGGTACACGACGGTCGTGCCGCCGAGCACCACCGCGAGCAGCCCCTCGGGGTAGTCGTCGGTCGGCAGCGCCCAGTAGTACGCCTCGCTGATGCGCTGGCTGCTGGTCCCCGACGTGCGCGGCAGCGTGCCGGCGCCGGGCCCGCTCTCCGCGGCGTAGCCCGCCAGCTCCGCGAGCTGCGCGGCATAGGCATCGCCCACGGTCGCCCCCATGTCGGGGCTCAGGCCCTCGGTGGCCTCCTTCCCCCAGCGGCGCGCCAGCTCGTCCTTGACGGAGGCCTTCTTGCGGATGTACTCGCGCACGCCCTTCTTCCAGTTCGTTTTCCCCGCGTCGAAGTACGCCTCAAAAATCGTCATCACCTCGGAGTACTGTTTGCCGATGGGCACGTCGCGCCCCGCGGGCTGGCCGGTCGCATCGACCGCGGGCTCCGTCGGCCCCTGGCACACCGCGCACTCGGGCGTCGGCTGCGGGATGCCGACGGCGCCACACGCGAGACACTGGTCGTCCTGCTGAAAGCGCGTGCCGTGCTCGGGCGAGGGATCGTAGCCGCTCTCGAGCCACGCGCCGCCCGTGTAGCCGACCCACTGCGCCAGCACCTGGCGCTCGTTGCGGATGTCGGTCTCGTCCTGGCACACCTCGATGACGCGATCCGCCACCTCGGCCGTCGCCACGTCCTCGGGCTCGTCCGTCGCGGGGCGGAACGTCAGCGTCGGCTCGATGCGGGCGAGCACCGCGCAGAACGCGTTCATATTGCTGGCGAAGAGATTCGTCACGGGGCGCGGGCCGTTGTACGTCTTCACGGGGATGGGCTGCCACCACGCGCGCCCGCGGTCGTACTGAATCCACTGCCACCCGCGCTTATAGAAAATGTTCCGATACGCGTTCTTCACGATGGCGGCGCGCCCCGACGTCGACCACGCCGCGAGCTTCTCTTTGTACAGCGTCAGCGCCTTGGCCTTCGCCTCGGGATGGCGGATGTCATAGGGGTCGAACGCGGCGGGAGCCGCCGTGGCGGCATCCTGCGGCGCGAGGGTCTCGTCGGCAATGGCCATGGGCTAGCTCCAGATGCCGCGCTTCCAGGAATCGCCGCAGGGGAGCCACGGACTCCGGTAGGTCGGCACCGTCGCGGGCACGAGGTACTCTCGGCAATAGATCCGGGTGCCGGGCCGCAACCGATCCACGCGCTCCAGCATGGTGAGTTGCGTGTCGATCCATGCGTCACGCGCGGCCACGCGGTCGTACACCTCGAGGGCGCAGGCGCTCACATACACCTCCCGCTCGTCGCGCGCCGACACCTTTCGCGTCGCCATCACAGCCCGTCGATGTTCAGCGACGCGAGCGCCTGCTCGTCCGTCGCGGGGAACTCGCGCGGCAAGCGATCCTCGCGCGGCGGCAGGGTCACGGGGCCGATGTTCTGGTGCGTCACGCGGCACTGGTCGACCGCGATGTCCGTCCGCTGGCGCTCCGCGAGGAACTGGCGGCGCCAGAACGTCACCTCGCGCTCGTAGTGCTGCACCAGCGGCCCCTGCGGGTCCGTCAGGCGCGTCAGCTCCTCGCGGCGATCCTCGCGCAGGCGCTGAATCTCGGAATCGCTGGCGGCGCCATTCCGGCGGATCTCGGCGCCGTAGCGGTCGCGTTCAGCCGCCAACGTGATAGTGAACTGGCGGACCAGCTCCTCGTAGATGTCCAGCCGCAGCGCCGCGAGCTGCGCGTCGGTCACGAAGAATTTCATCGCCCCATCTCCACCGATGCGAGGTCAGCGACTTCCTTCGTGGCCCACGCGACCACACACCCGGACGAGCAGAAGTCTCGCGTAAACTCGAATGGCATCGTCGTGACCACCGGGACCGATGTCCCGCGCAGCGTGTAGTGGTACGGATTCGGGCGGGTCATCACGGCCCCGCACTGATCGCAGACCCGTTGTGTGCTCATGTGCGCTCCTGTCCTAGCTCCATAGCTCCATCCCCCCGCCCACGGCGCTGAGCGCGCGGGCTTCCTCGTCGGCTTCGCGGCTCACGCGCCGCTGGTGGTGATCCCACATCACGCGCAGGCTCATCCGGTCGAGCTCGGGCCGTGTCGCCTGCTGCGCCTGCTCCCAGCGGGTGCGCTGCGCCAGCTCATCGGACGCGAACGGGTCGGCCTTCTCGCTCGGCCGCCCGCGCAGCTGGTACAGATCGGCGACGGCGTCGAGCAGATCGTCGTGGTCGTTGTCGGCCTCCATGCGGAACTTGTCGGCCTGGTCCACGAAATCCGCCAGCGCCTCGCAGGACTCCAGCGCGTGGATCTGCCGGCCCATCCACTGGCCCTGGATGCCGCCGATCCGCACCTGCTTGGTGATCTTCGTGTCGCGCTCATACGCGATCGCGGGCAGGTAGTAGCCGCGCCGGTCGCCCTCGATCGTGAGCACGTGGCGATAGCTCTTGGCAAAGCCGATGGCCTCGATCCCGATCGCCTTGAACTGGCCGCCGCGCTCCGTGAACCGCGCGTGCAGGTCGTACATGCGGCGGATGAGGCCCTCGTCGTCGCGCTTGCCCTGCCAGAGCTCGAGCAGCCACAGATCCCCGCGGCGGTCGAAGCCGCCCACGGCGATCGCGGAGAAATCGGCCCACTTGTGCAGGCTCTGCGCGGGATCGACCGACATCGCCACCCACAGGTCCGCCAGCGGCGGGCTCGCCGTCTCGATCTGCAGATACGCCTGCCCCTGCGGGTCGAGCCGCGGGAAGTGCGCCGTGTCGGCGCTGGAGGGGTCGAGCAGATACTGCGCGTTGAAGTTCGACGGCTCGCGCCGGCGCTCGGGCAGGAGGGCCAGGCGCAGGTCGTCGTCGTCCGTGCGCTCGAGGCAGAACCGCTCGGGGAAGGTCACCGCCACCCACCCGTGGCCGGGCACCGCGCCCGCCACGCCGTCCCGCACCTGCGGGTCGTCGGGGGCGCGCGGATGCGTCTTCCGCCAGCACGGCACCTCGTACAGGCCGAGCTTGATCTCGCCGCGGGCGCGCTGCGCCTTCAGGCGCGCCCACGCATCGGCATAGTGCCAGCACGTGCCGATGTAGTCCTTGGTGGCGCCGGGATCGAAGAGCGGGCGGGCCTTCATGAGAAAGTCCCAGACCTTCTCGCGCTCGTCCTTCGTCGCGCTGTTCTCCTTGCCCACGATGTCGTCGAAGACGCCGTGGTCGTAGTGCTTGCTCGTCAGCTCGCCCGTCACCCCGATCGCCTGGATCGTGGACTCGCGCAGATCGCGCCGGCTGCGCGTGACGGTGATCGCGCTCTTGGTCCACTCGCGCGCGTTGCGCTGCGGATCGCGCACCAGAATGTCGGGGAAGAGCCACAGCAGGCGCTCGTTCGTCTCGAGATGCCCCTTGATGCCCGTCAGGAAGTCCTCGGCGTTTTCCCCCTTGTTGCTGGCGATCAGAATGCGCGTGTTCGGCCCGCAGGGGCGATGCCGCCACCGCTGCTGGCAGAGGGGATTCGCGGGATCGGCGAGAATCCGCTGGATCACCGCCGTCGTCGTGATGATCGAGGACTTGAAGAACCCGCGACTGAGCAGATACAGGTTCTCGTCGTACGGTGTCGTCTGCATGTAGTCCACGAGCCGGCCGTGCAGGGCCTCCGTCAGCAGGTTCGGCGTGAGGTGGCGGAAGAGCACCGCGCGCGCCAGGTAGAACAGATCCAGCTGGCACGCCAGCCGCAGCCCGGCCTTGGTCTGGGCCTCCGGCGTCGTCTTGCTCGCGGTCAGGACGGTGGGCGGCATCAGGCGCACCGGTCGCACGGCCGCGCGGGGTCGTGCCCGTGCCAGTCGGGGCACGGGCAGCACTGCACGCGCGCCGACGTGGCCGCGCCGACGGGCAGACGCTCGCCGCACGCGTGGCAGACCAGGCACTGCGTCTTCGGGGCTGCGCGCTCCTCGTCCACGTCGCTCCGATCGGTCCCGGCTCCACCGCCCTCGCTAGGGGCGGCGGTGCGCGGGGGTCAGGGGTTCGTCGTCGTCACGCTCCAGCGCGTCGGGGGGCCACACGTACCGCCCGACGCATTCGTCCTCGGTGAACCCCACCGTGATCGTGGTGGCGAGCTTGGCCCGCAGGCGGCGCACCTCCGCGATGAGAGCGAGGATGTGCTCGCGGGGCCCGCCGATCGCCGGCGTCCACTCCGCCTCCCAGCGCGCGAGGTCCGCGTCCGTCATCGGTCCCGCCACGCGAAGCAGCGCAGACACACGATGTCCCCAGCGCTCCGACGATGCCCGCGCCACCAGCACGTGAGGCGCTCCCATGCAAAGAACAGGCGGTTCATCGCCCCAGGCACCCGACGAGCACGCCGATGCTCAGGCCGAGCACGATCACCTGCCAGGCGGTCAGGTCCATCAGCGCCCCTTTTCTCCTGAAAATTCTATGGCGACGAGCAGGCGGGCACCCCTAAGTGGGGCCCGTGCATGCGCCCCCGACTGGAACGGGACTCCAGCGGCCTCGACGGCCTCCTGGTGGCCGCGTCCCCCCTCGTCCAGCCGGCTACAGTCCGGCGCGCTGGCCCCCATTCCTACCGGTGGTGTGTGTCGCATGCGACCTACCACGTATGGGGGTGCGAACCTAACATAATGGCTCTTATCAGCCTGACGCAGCGCGCACGCCACCTCACGCCTCACGCCATCCATGCCGGGTAGGCGGCGGGAGCAGGCGAGGGCGATGGGCGCGGAGCCTGACTCACAAGGCGCTCAGCCTTCCACGCAGCGTAGCGGGCATAGGCAGCGCGGGCCTGAGGTGGCAGCGACGCCACAAGGCGCTGATGCTCCGCGTCGGGGGTCCACTCCTCTTGCTGACTCACGGGCTCATCGCCTCTGACCAGGCCCGCAGGTACGGCGGCATCATCGCGTCATCCCACGCCAGCAGGTAGGGCCCATACGTGCGCCACCGCTGCACCATGCGGCGCTCTTCAGGGGGCAGCACATCATCCGGGATGCTCGTGAGCCAGCGCAGGAAGCTCACGGCGTGCCCTCCTCCAGCGCCGCGGGCGGGCCCAGCAAGGCCTGCGTGCTGGGGCGCAGCGTGGTGAGCATCTCCCGCAGCAGCTGCGCGCCGTCGTCGGGCTCGAGCGTGGTGGACACGGTGAAGTTCATCACCGCGTGCTTTTCGATGTACTCGTGGGGGCGGAGGGCCTTGAGGCGCACGATGAAGCCGGCGGGGTTGTCGGAGCGATCCGCGCTGGCGAGCATGGCCTCTTCCACGAGGTCGGCGTAGTACTCGCGGGCGGCGAGCACCTGCTGGTCAAAGGCGGGATCGCGGTGGCGCTCCATGCGCACGGCCTCATGCGAGACGCTGGCCGCTTCCGCCGCGCGGTGGAGCCCGCCACGGGTGCGGTAGGCCTCGAGGAAGCGCTCGCGCCAGTCGTGGGGCAGCTGGGGGCCGGGTTTCCTGGCGGGCAGAGATCT